TCAGGACGCCTGACCAGCAGGAGAAGCCTCGGCTTCCCTGTCAGAACCGGCCTCGGACTCCCCGTCCGGGGCCGGTTGCGTGAGCGCTGCGTGAGCGGCAGTGCCGTTGATCTTGGCGGGCTGGCCCCTGCGCGGCATCGGAACCACATTGGCCGCCGCCTCGGCGATGGCCCGGTCCACCTGCGGCAGCATGTGCGCATACGTGTCGGATGTGATCGCGATGCCCGCGTGCCCGAGCGTTTCTTTGATTGCATGGAGATCCCCGCCCCCGGCATGGATCAGCGTGGCCGCCCCGTGCCGCAGGTCGTGCAGCCGCACCGGCGGCAACTCCGCCTGGCCGTACAGCTCCGCGAACCGGTCCGTCACATGCGACGGCCGCAGCCAACTGCCATCCTCCCGGGTGAAGATCCGGCCCGTATCCACCCAGGCCGCGCCGAGCCTGCCCCGCTCCACCTGCTGCCGCGCCCGGTGCTCCCTCAGAACCTGCACGGTGCCCGAGTCGAGGGCGATGGTCCGGGCGCCCGAGTTCGTCTTCGGCACGTCCTCGTACACCGTCCACCCGTCCTGCACGATCTGCCGCGCCACGGTGAGCAGCCCCTTGTCGAGGTCGACGTCCGTCCACCGCTGCCCGCACGCCTCGCCGCGACGCAGCCCGCGGAACGTGACCAGGTGGAACAGGGCGTACAGCCGGTCGTCGACGGCGTGCTGCAGGAAGGACCCCATCTGCTCGGGCGTCCACACCATCACCGCCGACGGCTTCTCGCCCGTCTCCTGCCAGCGCCTCACGTGCTCGTCGATCCACAGCAGGCCCTTGGGCCGCCTGCCGGAATCCATCTCCACGTGCGAGGCCGGATTGAACGTGATGCCGAACCGCTGCTGTGCGATGGCATCGTTGAGGGCCGCGCGCAGTGTCGAGCGGATCCGCTGCCGTGTGGCCGGCCCGACCACGTGCCGGAACGGGGGCATCTCCGCCAGCTTCGCCTTCTCTGCTGCGAGGCGTGGCCGCTCGGTGGCCGGCGGGACCCCGACCTTGCCCCACTTGCAGCGGGCCATCTGCTCGCGGCGGTCCGCGTTCTCCGTGACGATGGTCTCGTTGTCGTCGGCGATCGCGTCGAACATCTCCCCGAGGTGTGAGACACGGAGCCGGTCCAGGCGCAGGTGCCCGATGCGGGGCTTGAGGTGGACGCGGATGTTGGACTCGTCCCGGCTGATCCCGGTGCGCCGGCCGCGCCGTCCTGCGAGCCACTCGTCGAGCCATGCGCCGACGGTCGTCTGCGCGGTCAGCGACTGCCCTGTGGCGTACCGCCGCCGCACGTCGTCGAGCTCGGGCAGGGGCGCCTTCTTGTCCTTCGACACCAGCTCCAGCAGATCGCCGACCCTGACCTGTCCTTCGGTGTCGTCGCCGTCCGCGACGGCGAGCAGGGCCCGCACCGCGTCGAGGACTTCCTGAGCATCCTTGGCGGTCTCGTACCCGGAGCGGGAGAACGACCGCCGGGTGCCGTCCCCGCGGGCCGGGAGCTCCTGGCGCACTGCCCACACGCCATGCCGCCGGGACGACAGCTGCGGGCATGCCTTGCTCAGCGCCTTGCCGTCTCCGCCACGGCAGTAACAACGGCGGTACGTCGAACCCTTCACGTTGAATCTCCTCCCTCGCTGTCTTCCTTCTGTTCCTCTTCCGGGATAAGAGCAGATCCGTGCTTCCCCTGCTGGCCTTGACGTTTCCTCTCTTCGACTTCGCGCCATGCGGCAAGCTGGGTCACATAACGCTGGTACCTGTCTTGCAGGGTACTTACCTTCGCTCTTGCAGCCAGGAGAGCCTGCTGGTCTTCCCTCATGGCAGCGTTGACAGCACGGGCGGTCTCCAGGGATGTTGCCGCCCGCGCCGAGGTGGCCGCTTCTTGCATTTGGGCGGCCTGAAGTTCGGCGAGGGCCGCATCGACTGCCTCCCTCAATTCTTCTGTATTGCGGGAATCCGAAAACCGTGTATGTGGCTCCCCATAGGCGGAGTTGAGCATCTCCTGGACATTCGAACCAAGCGCGTGCGCGATGGCGTCGGCTTCAGAAAGTTTCAGTGGCCTCTGGCCGGACTCAATTTTCGCAATGGTCTGTTGGTAGAGACTCTCGCCAAGTGCAGATGCGCGGGCGGCCAGTTCGCCCTGTGACAGTTCCAGGAGCGCCCGGCGTCGCCTCATCTCGTGGACAAACGCCTCATCTGCGTGCAGGTCGCTGGCTCGGTCGCCTCGCGCCCCAACGTTTTCATATGCTCCCATGCCCAACACGCTACATCTTGTTGTTGTTGTTGCGATACACCGCCACCGGGTACATACTCATGGTGTTCAACCACTACACCGTGAGGGGGTTGAGCGGTGTCAGAGCTGCTCAAGAACGAGGCGCCGACGTACCTGACCACGAAAGATGTGGCCGCGAGGTACCGCACGGCACCGAGCACAGTCCGCTACTGGAGGCACATCGGCTACGGGCCCAAGGGCATCAAGGTGGGCCGTCAGATCCTCTACTCGCTCACCGAGATCGGACGCTTCGAGAAGGCACTGACTGACCAGTCGGTCAGGGAGTCTGCGTGAGCACCGGGGGTCTCTCGATCGCCGAGATCCTCGCTCACGAGCCGGCCCTCACGGACCTGCCTACTTTCGGGCGGATGACCGGGCAGGCCGAGTCCACGATCTATCAGTTGGCCGCGCAGGGGCGTCTGCCCTTGGAGGTCATCCGGTTGGGCCGTAAGCGCTATGTGCGCACGGTCGACGCATGGAAATTCCTCGGGCTCATCCCGCAGGAGAACGGCACCGCTCCGACGTACCAGGCCGGAGCGCCTGCCGGAAACGACGAAGCGGCCCGGGTACCAGCCGGGCCGCCTCAGTCGAGCAGATCCGCACTCCACAGCTAGAAGAGATCGGAAGCTCTATGTCCCAGATTCGCATGTCGACGGCATCGCCGTCGACTCCGACGCTCAGCGCATCCCCCACTGCGCTCCACCCCGACGTGCCCGCCCAGGTCGAAGCCGACCTCGCCGCCACGCTCGCCCAGTACGGCATCGAGCTCATCGAGCTGGACGGCCCCTTCGACGGTCTCTTCGGCCACTACTACCTGGAGCCGGACGGCCGGCGCCTCCTCGTCGCCCCCGCCGGCCAGGACTCCGCCACCACCCTGTGGGCCGCCCGCACGCTGATCGCCCACCAGCAGGTGATGCCGGTATGACGACCACACCGAACCCCAGCCCGCTCGCAGGCCTGCACATCACGCTCGCCCTCGTCGACGGAACCCTCGTCCCCACCGTCTGCCCGACCCGGTTCTGCGACGAGAACCACCTCGGCGAGAACACCGGGCACCTGGTCGACGTCGGCCATGCAGGCGCCCACGCCGACATGCTCGTGCCCAACTTCCAGACGGGCGCCGACGAGCTGTTCGCGTACGCCTGTCTCGACCAGGTCCCGTACTCCTCGAATCCGCAGGAGCGGGCCGCGTTCATCCGCGTCGAGGACGACGAGGAGCACCTCCTGACGCCCGACCAGGCAGACAGGTTCGCCGACAACCTCACCGTCTTCGCCGACCAGATCCACGCCCTCGCCCAGGTCGCCCGTACGACCGACGAGCAGACCGAGGTGACGGCATGACGGCCACCCACAACCCGAAGGTCGAGAGGGCCCTCGCCGACATCGAGGCCTGCAAGACCGGTGAGGCCGGCCCCGACGAGTTCCTCGACTACGTCGGCCAGCTCATCGTCAAGTCCGGTGACCCGGGCGCCGTCTTCGCACGCGTCATCGCTCTCATCGAGCGCGAGCAGACAGCAGCGACTGCGTGAGCACCACGACCAACACCGTGACGGTCGGGGGCGCTCGTGGCGTCCCCGGCCGCCCGGCCCACGACTCGGAGGGCAGCAGCATGAGCGTCGACCCGAAGCACTTCCGCGCCAGCATCCGCCGCGACCGTGCAGCCGGACGCATCGCCCGGTACAAGGCGCGCACCATCTTCTCCGTCTGTGACCTGGCCGAACGGCAGGGCTGCAACATCCCCGACGTCCACCGGACCGAGACGTTCATGGGCCTCGGCGAATTGCGCCCCGCCCTCGCCGATCCCGAGGACGGCGCCGGCGACTGGTTCTTCGTCCACGAGGTGCTGGAGATCACCGGCGCCACACCCGAGCAGTGGCACCAGATCCACGACGAGGAGATCACCGAGTCCGCCGAGGAGCCGGCCACCGTCCCGAGGGTGGACGAGTTCACCAACCACCGCGCCGACGGCGGCACCCACCAAGTCCCCGTCTGTAACTGGCAGATCGCCCTGCTCCTCGCCCTCGACGGGCCGTGGGGCAAGGAGCTGATGGCGAACGTGCGGCCCGCGTTCCGGAAGGCCGCTCTCACCTCGGGGATCGCCGACCAGATCAACGTCGTACGGATCGCCGAGGACGGCACCATGCACGAGACCGGCGAGACCATGGCCGACGCCTTCCTCCGCGACGGGCCGGTCCCCTCCGACGAGGTCATCCGCGAACAGATCCGGCGCGGCCCGCTCGGCGCCCTGGCCGACGGCACCGGCTGACAGACCGCCGGGGCAGGCAATCCCCCCCCGCCTGCCCCGGCTTCACGGACTACATCGGATCCAGCACAAGGGACACGTTCGTGAACAACCCTTCCGGCCCGGCCCCCGACCTCCGGGCTTCCGCCCGCGAGATGCACGACGCCGGGCTGTGCCCCATCCCGATCAAAGCGGACGGCAGCAAGGCTCCCGCCCTCCGCAGCTGGACCGCGTACAAGGTCCAGCGCTCGACCCCCGCCGAGCACGACCAGTGGTTCGGCGATGGCCGCGAAGTCGGACTCGCCAACATCTACGGCGCCGTCTCCGGCAACGTCGAGATGTGGGAGTTCGAGGACCACGCCGTCCGCGACGGTCTCCTCAACGAGGCCACCGAGATCATGGAGGCCTCCGGACTCGGAGAGCCGTGGCAGGCCGTCCTCAACGGCTGGGCCTCGCGGAGCCCCGGCGGCGAGGGCCAGGGCGTCCACGTCCGTGTCCGCGTCGACGGCGCGCCAGTCCCCGGCAACACCAAGCTCGCCTCCCGCCTGGCCCGCGAAGACGAGTACACCGACGAGGAACGGCAGCGGCTCCGGGAGAAGCCCACCGCCCGCATCATCCGCGTGCAGATCGAGACACGGGGCGAAGGCGGGTACGGGCTCGTCGAGCCGTCCGGCGGGAACGTGCACCCCACCGGCAGGCCGTACATCCGCACCGCCGGCGGCCCGGCCAGCATCCCCACCCTGGACGCCGACACCGTCGACGCGATGCGGCAGGTCCTCCGCATGCTCGACACACTGCCCAGGCCCGAGACGCCGAAGACCGCTCCGCGCGACCTGCCCCCGCTCCCCGGCGGAGATCTGCGCCCCGGCGAGGACTACGACGCCCGCACCGACTGGGCCGACATCCTGCAGCCCGAGGGGTGGACGTTCGTCTATCAGCACGGCCGCACCCGCTACTGGCGGCGCCCCGGCAAGGAACGGGGTGTGTCCGCCACCACCGGTCATGCGACGGATAAGGACCGGCTGTACGTCTTCACCACCGGAACCGACTTCCAGTCCGAGACTCCGTACTCCAAGTTCGCCGCCTATGCGCACCTGCATCACGGCGGAAACTTCAAGCTGGCTGCCGCCGAGCTCCGCCGACGTGGCTTCGGATCCGAACCGCCGCGCCAGCGCCTGCACTCCGTACCGAGTCAGGCCAGCTCGTTCACCGACGGATCATCCGCCCTCGACCCGGACAGCGTGCCGAACGAGCACGAGACGGCCGACGGGCCGGACCTCCGCATCGTCGTCAGCAAGCCCGAGCTGGACATCACCAACGAGGCCGACGCCATCGACGGCCTCCTCGCCATCATGGCGGCCGACCAACTGCCCGACCTGTACAAGCGGTCCAGCGGTCCGTGCTGGGTGTACGAGGACGACCAGGGCAACCCGCTCGTCAAGCAGCTGGGCACCGACAACCTGCGCGCCTACCTCGGTGACCACGTCACCACCTACCAGGTCGTCAAGGACCCGCTCACCGAAGGCACCAAGGAAGTCCGCGAGCTCTTCATGCCGAAGACGTGCGGAACGATCCTCGGACGCCGCGACTGGCCTCTCCTGCCACTGCGAGGAATCGTCACGTCGCCCGTGGTCCGGCCCGACGGGACGCTCGTCAAGGCGCCCGGCTACGACCGTGCGACCGGCCTCTACCTTCACCCGCGGACTCCCATCCGCAGGCTCGCCCCGCAGGTCAGCGATGAGTCCGTCGCGAGGGCCAAGGACATCGTCCTCGACAAGATGCTCGCCGACTTCCCGTTCGTCGCCAACTCCGACCGCGCCCAGTACCTCGGCGCCCTGCTCTCCCCGATCATCCGGCCCTACATCCCCGGGCCGACACCCCTTGTCGTCATCACGGGCACCTCGCAGGCCTCCGGCAAGACCCTCCTGAAGGACGTGTTCGGGCGGCTGTACGGGCTGGCCGAAACCCCCTGGGCCGAGAACGACGCCGAGCTGCGCAAGGCCATCACGGCAAAGATGTGGGACTGCGGTGACCCGGTCATCGCCATGGACAACCTGCCCAACGGGCACATCATCAAGAGCCCCATCCTGTCGTCCCTGGTTACGAGCGCCACCTGGAGTGACCGGCTCCTCGGCAGCACCAGCAGCGTGACCATGCCGAACGACCGTCTGTGGGTCCTGACCGGCAACAACCTCCGCACCGGTGGGGACAACGGACGCCGCACCCTGTGGGTCCGCCTGGACCCCGACTGCCCCAACCCTGACCAGCGCGACAACTTCACCGTCGGCGACCTCCGCGAATGGCTGGGCGACAACGCGTCCACCATCGTGGCCGCCCTCGTCACCATGGTCCGCGGGTGGCTCGCGGCCGGCGCCAAGACCATCAACACCCGCATGGGCGACTACTCCCGGTGGGCGTCCGTCATCGCCGGAATCCTCGACTACCTGAAGGTGCCCGGCTGGCTCGCCGACCGCGGCGAGGCCAGCGCGGCCCTGGACGACGAGGCCCAGGAGTGGGCGGCATTCCTGACGGACTGGCACCAGAAGATCGGCACCGAGCCGGTCACCACAAAGGCCTTGCTCGGATTGAAGGACACCGTGCCGCAGCTGCACAACGGTGACCTGCCGTCCGGGAAGCAACTGGGCCACTGGCTGAAGGCGCGACAGGGCCGCTACTTCGAGGACCTCAAGGTCGTCCTGGTCTACGACAGCCACCTGAAGCAGAACACCTGGCGCGTCGAGCAGCACGTCGACAAGGGCACCGGGCGGGCCGAGCGGTGACCGCGGTACGCAGAACCCCGCAACCTGCGGGGTTTACCCGCAACGCTGAAACCGCCGCTGACCTGCTCGTTTACGGGGTTGCGGGGAATTGCGGGGAGTGGCGCTCTCTCACCCATATAGGGAACGCATCACACACACCATGTGCAACACACGGCGTAGTGCGTCACTCAAAAAACCTTCGGTCTCTATATGCGAAGACCTCCAAAACATTCCGCAGAACCCCGCAAAGCCTGCTTAGTCGCAGCTCAGAGCCGGTTTCGGCTCGCTGCAACATCCCCGCAGAGAACCCCGCAACATCCCCGCAGAACCCCGCAGCGACGAACCGAGGTGACCGCCATGTCCGAACTGCCTGAAACGTTCACCCCGAGGCCGTACCAGGTCGACGCCATCAAGGCGCTCACCGCGGGCTGGACCGGGCTGAACAACCGGCTCGCCGTCGTCCTCCCCACCGGCGCCGGGAAGACAGTGGTCTTCGCCAACCTCATCGGCCAGATGCTCGACAAGCTGGACGGACAGCGCGCGCTGGTCATCGCCCACCGCGAGGAGCTGATCCAGCAGGCCGCCGACAAGATCCGAGCCGTCCGCCCGGACCTGCGCGTTGGCATCGTCAAGGCCGAGCGCGACGAGCACCAGGACGTCGACGTCATCGTCGCCAGCATCCAGACCCTGGCCGTCGAGCGCCGTCGCAACGCGATCCGCGACATCGGCCTGATCATCGTCGACGAGTGCCACCACGCCGCCGCCCGCACCTACCTGGACGTCCTCGAACACTTCGGCGCCTGGCGTGGCCTCCCGGTGGCCGGCTTCACCGCGACCATGACCCGTACGGACGGCGGCCTCGCCGAGGTCTGGGAAGAGGTCGTCTTCACCCTCGACATCCTGGAGATGATCGAGGACGGCTACCTGTGCGACGTCCGAGGCAAGCGCATCATCGTCGAGGGCCTCGACCTCGACGCGGTGAAGACCCGCAACGGCGACCTCCAGGACGGGCAGCTCGGCCAGGCCCTCGACGACTCCGGCGCGGCGAAGGTCGTCGCCGAGGCGTACCGGCAGCACGCGGCCGACCGGCCCGGCGTGGTCTTCACCCCGACCGTCGACACCGCCCAGTCCATGGCCGAAGCCTTCACCGCCGCGGGCATCCCGGCCGCCGCCATCTGGGGCGACATGCCCAAGGGCGACCGCGCCGCCGTCCTCGACCAGTACAAGACCGGAGCCGTTCAGGTCCTCACGAACTGCATGGTCCTTACGGAAGGCTTCGACGCCCCGTGGACATCGTGCGTCGTCATCGCCCGGCCCACGAAGTCCGCCGGCCTGTACTGCCAGATGGCCGGGCGCGGGCTGCGCCTGTTCAAGGACAAGAAGGACGCGTTGATCCTCGACGTGATGGGCGCATCCACCCGCCACAAGCTGGCGTCCATCGTCGACCTCACCGACCGCGAGGTCGTGATGAGCGACGAGGAGCAGACGCTGCGCGAGGCGGTGCGGGAGGCCGAGGAGAAGGCCAAGCGGGTCATTGACTTCTCGCGCGTCCAGGTCGAGGAGATCGATCTGTTCCACGGCTCGGCTACGCGCTGGCTGAAGACGGAGTCGGGGGTGTGGTTCATCCCCGTCGGGGACGCCGCGTTCGTCTTCCTGATCCGCAACCCGGTCGATCGGACGTACTGGCTGCGGCGGTTCGACGTCAGCAACGGTGTCGTCGGGCCGAAGCGTGACATCCCGCTGCCGCTGGCCGACGCGAAGGCGTGGCTGGAGCAGCAGGCCCGGACGATGGGCAGCCGTTGGCTCGCCGCCCGGTCGGCTCCGTGGCGCAACAGGCCGGCCAGCGTGAAGCAGCTCAACTTCTGCCGGGCGAACGGGATCCGGGTCCCGCACGGCAGCACCGCCGGCGAGGTCTCGGACCTCCAGGCCGTCCACCAGTTCACGACGGTTCTCAACCGGCTCAACGTCATGGCCGCAGCATGAAGGGGGATCCAGTGGAGCGCGCGGTTCCGAAAGTGGTCGGCCTCGACGTCAGCCTCACCTGTACTGGGGTGGCGGGCGAGGGCTGGACCGACATCATCCGCCCCCGAGCCGGGCTGCGCGGTCACCCACGTCTGGCGTGGATCATCGAGCAGGTCAGCGAGCACATCGCGGGCGCCGACCTGGTGGTGATCGAGGGCCCCTCGTTCGGCGGCGGCGTCGCCCACCGGCACGAGGATCTCGCCGGGCTGCGCGTCATGGCCCGTCACGCCTGCTGGCGCCGCAGCATCCCCTACGCGGTCGTACCGCCGTCCTGCCGAGCCCTGTACGCCACGGGCAAGGGCTCCGGCTCCAAGGGCGCCGTACGGGATGCCGTACGCGCCCGGTACGGCGTCGACTGCGACGGCCCCGGCCGCTACGACCAGGCCGACGCGTACACCCTTCTCGCCATGGGCCTGCATCACCTCGGCTGGCCGCTCGCCGTCGTCCCCGACACCAACCGCCGCGGCCTCGACGGAGCCCAGTGGCCCGACACGGAAGGACTCGCGGCATGACCGCCTCCTGTGGACTCTGCGAGGGCCCGATCGCGGCCGGGTATCTCTGCACCAGGGATGCCTTGCGCCTGGCCGAGCGGCTGGAGCAGCTGCCCGACCTGGACAACGAGCTGGTCGACTTCCTGGTGCCGCCCCGCTCCGGGTTCGGCGAGCTGGTCACGGCGCGCACGGCCGGGCCCCGCTCGCCGATCAACGAGTCCGTCCTCGACCTGATGCAGAGCAACCACGTCGGCGAGGTCGTGCACTCGTGGCGGGTCGACGTACAGCGGGAGCGGTGGCCCGACCACGGGGCGCCGCCGCCGGACGGGCTGGCAGCGGACTGCCGGTGGCTCGGTATGGAGATGGATTGGATCGTCGCGCACTATCCGGCGGCCGGGGATCTGGCGCGGGAGGTGCGCGGTCTGGAGTCCGAGCTCCGGTCGATCGTCGGGGATCCGGTGCCCCGGCGTCAGCGGCTCGGGCTGTGCGTGAACGCGGTCGCCGACGGCACGGCGTGCGGTGCGGTCATCTCCCGGTTGCCTGGGCAGGGCCGTGTCCGCTGCAAGTGGTGTTCGACGGTCTACGAGTCCGAGCAGGACTGGCTTCTCCTCAAGCACCACCAGCCGAAGGCGTCGGCGTGAGCGGGGTGTCGGTGTTGCCTAGGGCCCTGGTTCCTAGTAATGTGGTGGTCGTGCCAACAACTGATTGGCGCATACGCGTTGATGCCGAAATCCGGCTGCAGCGTGAACTGCAGGCAGAGCTATCGGCCAGCGCCCGGAGGCGAGCGGAAGCGTTCGAAGACGGCGTCCGAGAACTCGGCAGCAAGTCGGCTGTCGCCCGAGAGATCGGGATCGACGTCAGCGCAGTACGGAAGTCCATTCGCGAGTACGGAACGGCGGCTGCACCGCCACCGGACTCCCCGAGCACAACTTCATAAGGCCCGCAAAGTAGGCGGGCCCCCGGCTTAGGCGACTGCACCGCCGGCCGGGGACCACTTGACCACTAGGAGATTGAGGCTCCCGTGGACCACCAGAACTTTAGCGCGCCCGCATGCGCGTTGATCACCCCGGCGCAGCAGCTCAACGAGCGCTTCACCGCCCTCTACACCCAGTTCCAGCCCCGCATCACCCGCCTCGTCCAGCACGAGGTCCGCGGCGGCAACCACGCCCTCGCCGAGGACCTCACCGCCGACGCGTTCTTCCGCGCCTGGCTCGACCTCCACAAGTGCCGCGCCACGACCGACGCGCAGATGTACGGCTGGCTCGCCGCCGTCGCCCGCCGCACCGTGATGGCGCACTACCGGACGAAGAAGAACACCGCCGAGACCCCCACCGACACCGGCCACTACTCGTTCGCGAACCGCGAGATGGAGCCCGGCGCCGGCTACTACACGCCCGCCGCCACCGGCTTCAGGACGGCGTCTCTCGCGCCCCGCCCCGGTGACTCCGACCCGGACATGGACGAGGCCCTCCGCCGCGCCCGCCAGACGGGCGGCGCACGATGAGCGAGAACACCCGCGTCGCCGAGCTGCATCGGCTGGCCCGCCAGGACTACGCCAAGGGCCAGCAGGAACGGGCCGCCGTCCCCAACCTGTTCCCGTCCAACGCGCCCGGCGTCCACGCCCCCGAGCCCAGCGACCTCAACGTCGCCATCCGCGTCGGACAGAAGATGCTCGACGCCTACGGCACCGTCGACAGCGGCGACATCTTCGCCTACGCCCAGGCCCACGGCGGACTCACCGAAGCCCTCCGCATCCTGCTGCGCGCCCTCGGCGCCGAGCCCGTCGCCGCCCCCGCCCCGCTGTACGGCGGGGACGTCGACCAGTTCATCTCCGACGCCTACGACAGCCTCGCCGACAGTGACCTCGACGACGAGCCGGACCGCTGCCCGGCCGCTCACCCCGACGACCCCACCCCGTGCGACGGCCCGGCCGCCGTCACCGTCCTCGACGCGACCAACGCGGGCATCGAGGGGTGCGAGCACCACGGCGCCCGGCTCCTCGCCTCGGTGGACGGCGCCCGCGTCTACGCCCTGCCCGACGCCCCGGGCGGTGCCGCGATCCGCGTGTTCAAGGCGGCCGACACCATCCGCCCGTTCGCGTGGGTCGATGGCCCGCGTACCCGCGCCGAGCAGCTCAGCCGTGCCGAGACCCGCGCCAGGGGTGAGCGCCCGTGAGCACCGAGCCCCGCATGGTCGACGTGACGGTCATGGAGACGCGGATCGTCCCCATCCCCGAACCGGGCTGGTGTGTTGACCCGCACGACGGCGCGCAGTACTTCACCGACCTCACCCACAACGGCCGCGAGACCGCAGCCACCATCGACACCGGGCGCGGCGAGGTCCGCTTCCTGGCCGCGTGGATCTCGCAGGCCCCGTATCTGGTGAGCACTCCCGAGCTGCACCCGGTCGTCTCCGTCGAACTCGACAGCGGCAGCTGCGACTTCGACGCGAACGACGTACACCGGCTCACCGCCGTCCTCCGGGCCCGCGCCGATGAACTCGACGAACTCGCCGCCGAGGCCCTGCGATACAGGGGAGGCGACCAGTGAGCCGCCTCAACGCCCGCGACGGCCTCGCCATCGGCGCCGCCACCGTCACCGTCCTCCTCACCGCCGCCGCATTCTGGCTGTCCTACGAGCACCTCCACGACATCGCCGGAGGCAACGGCCTCGACGGCGCCCGCGCCTGGGCCTGGCCCGCCACCGTCGACCTGTTCATCGTCGCCGGCGAACTCCTCATGCTCCGGGCATCACTCTCCCGCTCCGGCATGGACTGGTGGGCCGTCGCCCTCGCCGCGTTCGGATCCCTCGGCTCGATCGCCCTCAACGTGTTCGGCGTCGGATACGGGGCCGACCCGATGGAGTACGTCGTGGCCGCCGTACCGCCGTCCGCGGCGCTCGTCGCGTTCGGCGCCCTCATGCGGCAACTCCACGAGCGCCTCGCCCAGGACGCACCCCCGGACGCCGAGGACGCGACCGCGTCCCGCACCGTCCAGAGCGTCCAGCCGCGTCCCGTCATCGTCCCGCCCGGCGCCCGGCTCCTGCCCATCACCGCCCGCCCACTGCCGACCGTCACCCTCGAACGGGCCGAGCAGCAGGACGCCGACAGGACGCTCCAACTCCCACCCGGGACGGACCGGGACGACGAGGACGGACCACCGCCCACCCCGCCCCTCATGACGTCCGCCCAGGTTGCCGAATGGTTCAACATCGACCCGTCGACCGTCCGTAGCTGGGTAGCCGCAGGACGCCTCACCGTCTTCACCAAGGACGCCCGAGGACGCAACCTGTTCCATGAGGACGACCTGCCCAAGCGTCAGGCGGTGCGGGCATGATGCGCGTCCTGTTCGGTGCCGTCCTCGGCCTGCTCGTCGCCTACCCGGCGCTCCTCGCCCTCGCCCTGGCCGTGACCGTTACGGTCACAGTTCAGCCCGCCGTCCTCGCGTTCGCCGCCGGCGTCCTGCTGTGGCCGCGCATCACCCGCCGCGTCCGGGGGTGGTCGGCGTGAGCGAGGCCCTCGACAAGGCCGAGGCGGCAGCGAGAGAGGCCGCGGTGAACTCGGCCGCCGTACAGATCGCGCTCGCCGCCGTCGAGCTGGCCAAGGCAGCGCAGCAGCAGCCCGCCCCGCAGGCCTGCCAGCACCAGCACCGCCAAGGGCGCGGCGCAGGCGAATGGCTGGCCATCGGCGGCGCCGTCTGCGTCGGCTCCATCGGTCTCGCGTTCGCGTCCATCGCGTTCGCCATCGGCGGGATGGCCGCCGCGATCGTCGCCCTCGTCCTGCGCTCGATGTGGCGCGACTTCAACAAGGGCCGCTGACCTTCCCTTCCGTCCTGTCGAACCTTGTATGTCATCCAAGGTTCGGCGGGTGCGGTGGGGCCGGCCAACCGGCCAGGCCACGACCAGGAGGAATCCGTGACCCGAGAGCAAGCCCTCACCGAGGCCCGCACCGCCGCCGCCAGGGCGAAGGAACTCGCGCAGGCCGCCGACCGCGACCTCGAACACCCCACCCTCAAGCACGACGTCCCCAGGCGGGCCGCCACCAGCGCCGCCTACGCCGACGTCTCCCGCGCCTACGCCGCCATCGCCGCAGCCCTGCCCGCCACGGAGGACACCCATGTCTGAGCCGAAGCTGACGTTCTGGGAGAAGGCCGCCATCGTCCGCCTGGAGGTCCGCGGCGCCCGCCGCGCCATCGCGAATATCCAGGACCAGCCGGACATCGACCGCGGTATCGAGCGCATCAAGGAGCGCGCCCGCAAGCGCGCGAACGGCAAGTAGCTGCACCCCGGGGACGGCGTCCTGCCGCCAAGCCGTCGCCGTCCCCGGGCCCCGCACGTCCCATCAGAACGACGGAGAGACCAGCATGACGAACAACGTCGTACAGCTCCACAAGGACGCACCGCAGGACGCCGAGGACGCCCAGGACGCCGCCGCGACGCAGACCATCATCGACGTTGTCCAGAACGCCGAACCGCGTCCCGTCGACCCGCCCGACACCGCCATCGAAGGCACCTGGATCGCCGAGAAGCAGGCCTACCTCGCCGACGCCCCACCCGTCGTCCCCCCGGCCTTCCGCCGCTGGGACGCCTTCAAGGACGCCACCAAGTGGACCGCGTCCTACTACGGACACGTCACCGCCTTCCACGCCCTGCGCGTCCCCGTCTACCTCACGCGCCTCCTGCTGCGCTCCCCGCGCGGCACCGGCCGCCTCATCGTCCGCTGGGGCAAGTGGGTCGCCGACACCGAAGCCCGCCCCGTCGAGGCCAAGGCCGCCGCGTCCGCGGACATCGAGGCGTGGCTGTCCCTGTCCCGCGAGAAGTCCCGGCGCGTCCGCCCACGCCGCATCACCTCCATCGCCGTCGCCACGACCACCGGCATCACCAGCCTGGCCGGCTGTTTCCTCGCCCCGGGCTGGACGCTCACCGCGACGCTCGCCGCCACCACGCTCATCGGCCTCAACGGCAAGAAGCGCGACGGCAAGCCCCTGGTCACCCGCTACGTCGCCACCAACATCCTGCGCCGCCTCGACTCCACCGAGGTCCTCGACGCGCTCGCCGCCATCGGCATCGAGGGCAAGAAGGGCAGGAAGGGCGCCGAGTTCGCCTCCGAGGTCATGCGCGACGGCCCCGGCTGGCGCGCCGAGGTCGACTTGCCACCAGGTGTGGAGGCCACCGCGGTACTGGAGAAGCGCTCCGCGCTCGCCGCCGCCATGCGCCGCCCCATCAGCACCGTGTGGCCCTCGGTCGACCGCACCGCCCACCCCGGGCGCCTCGTGCTCTGGGTCGCCCAACGCGATCCCGCCAAGTCCGGCCGCAAGCTGTGGCCGCTCATGAAGCAGGGCACCGCCGACGTCTACGAGCCGCTCCCCTACGGTTTCGACCCGCGCGGCAACCTCATCGAGATCACTCTCATGTACTCGAACCTGCTGGTCGGCGGCATCCCCGGCTCCGGCAAGACGTCCTGTGCGCTCGCCATCGTCCTCGGCGTCGCCCTCGACCCCACCGCCGAACTGTGGATCTACGAACTTAAGGGCTCCGGCGACCTCGACTCCGTCAAGCCCGTCTGTCACCGCTACGTGTCCGGCGACGAGGATGAGGACCTCGAAGCCGGGCTCGGCGGCATGCGCTCGGGCATCGCCGAGTACCAGCGGCGCGCCAAGTTCATCAAGGGCCTGCCCGCCAGCGAGGTCCCCGACGGGCGCCGCGTCACCCGCGCCCTCGCCGAGAAGTACCCCGAGCAGAAGCTCGGCCCGCGCGTCATCGTCATCGACGAGGTGCAGGAACTGTTCACCCACCCCGAGTACAAGGACGAGGCCGGAGCGCTCGCCACCCGCCTCATCAAGAAGGGGCGCGCATACGGCATCATCCTCATCCTGCTCACCCAGAACCCCGACGCCCCGAGCCTGCCCTCCAGCGTCTCCAGCTCCGTCGGTACCCGCCTGTGCCTCGCCGTCATGGACTGGCGCGCCAATAACAACGTGCTGGGCACCGGTGCTTACGACCGTGGCCTCAGGGCTACGGACATCAGCATCGACGAGCAGGGCACCGGCATCCTCGCCCGAGGCCGTGAAGGCATCACCGTGCGCGCCGCGTTCATCATGCAGACCGAAGCCGAGGACATCGGCAAGCGCGCCCTCGCACTCCGCACGGCCGCCGGCACCCTCACCGGACAGGCCATCGGCGCCCAGGTCGCCGAGCAGGACGTCGAGACGATCCTCGACCACCTGCGCGCCATCTGGCCCGACGGAGTCGAGACGGTCCACTCCCACCGGCTCGTCGAAGCCCTCGCCGCATATCGGTCCGACCTCTACCGGCCGTGGACCGAGATGGACGCCGCCGGAGCATCCACCGCCCTCTCCGCCGCCCTCAAGCCCTTCAAGGTCGCCACGAAACAGCTCACCATCCGGGACTGCTGCGGCGGCGCCAAGGGCCTCCGCTACGCCGATCTGCCCGTCGCCGAGGACGGCGAATAGGGCCCCGCGAGCCGGTTTCGGGAAGGGGCTGTGGTTTCACCCCAACCCGAAACCGGTTTCGCCCCCGATATCGGTCCCCACCTGCACAGTTTCGAGTTTCGGGCCCTCCCGGCGAACCCCCGAATCGGCCCCGAATCCGTCTCTCGGAGTGGGCCCGCCTGCGACACCGCTGGCGCATCATGGGGTCATGGAGTCGCAGAACATCCGGCCCGGCCACCTGACCGCCCACCAGACCGCACGCCAGCTCGGGATCGGCCTCGACGGCGTCCGCCAACTCGTCCGACGCGGCCGGCTGACCCGCTCCGGCGGGAGTCCTCGACAGCCTTGGTATGCCGTCCACGACGTCACCGCGCTTGCCCTCGAACGACAGCAGCGCAACGCCGCTTGACCGCAGGTCAGGGGCGTGTCACGATCCGGGTGTACAACTGTGCCCCGAAACGGGCACCACAGACGCATGGTGAAGCCCCAGCCAATCCCCCCGGCTGGGGCTTCGTCGTGCGTGGGGAGGACACCATGCCGCGCAAAGCGATGCAGGTGTGCCCCACCCCTGGATGCCCCACCCTCACCGCGAACGGCAAGTGCCCTACCTGCCAGGCCAAGGCGAGAGCCGAGCGCCCCACCTCGCACAGTCACGGATACGGCAGACGGTGGAGCGAGGCCAGCACCGCCTACCTCCAAGACCACCCGTACTGCGAGTGCCACGAGTGCTCGCCCCTGCCGCCCCTGCAACGCGACCTGGCGACCGAGGTCGACCACATCGACGGCCTCGGACCACTCGGCCCCCGTGGCTACGACCCGAGCAACTGGCAGGCCATGAGCAAACGGCACCACTCCCGCAAAACCGCGGCCGAAACTTGGGGAACCTGATGTGACGCAAGGTCACGGGACCCAGGGGGGTACCCCCAACCGGCCCGGGGGTGGAGAGCGCGGGGGAGGGCGCCGGGAGGTCCGGCGGGTTCAGAGGGTCCCCGCTGTCACGCAAGGTGACGGCATTCGAGGCTGCGCAACGCGGCGCCGAAGGAGTGATCGATATGCCCCGTGGTGGAGCACGTGCAGTGTCCGGGCCGCCGCCGGACCCGAGGTCTCTGCGCAGTACGAAGGCCATCGACCGGGGCGGATGGCGGACGCTGCCGGCGGAAGGACGCGAGGCCGAGCCGCCCGAGTGGCCGCTGACCGAGGCTGCCGAGCGTGAGCTGGGCCTATGGGACGACCTGTGGGCGAAGCCTCAGGCGGTGGCCTGGGAGGACATGGGCCAGGAGCTGGAGGTCGCGCTGTTCGTGCGGACGCTGGCCGAGGCCGAGCGCGCCGACGGCCGGGTGGACGTGAAGAAGATGGTGCGCGGGTACCTCGACTCGCTCGGGCTGAGCGTGGCGGGCATGAACCGAAACCGGTGGAAGGTCGCCCCCGCGCTGGACGATGACGAGGGAGCGCCTGAGATCGCGGCCACGCCCGCGCCGCGTCCGTCGGCTCGTGACCGTCTGAAGGTCGTGCCCAGTGGCGAAGGGGCCTGACGCCGGGCCCGAGTTCGTCGTCGACTTCCCCACCCTGTGGATCGTCCCGGACTGGATCGAACACCACTGCCCTGTCCCGGACGGCTTCCGTGCGGGCGAGGACATGGAGCTGTACCCGTGGCAGCTGTGGTGTACGGCCAACCATTACCGGGTGAAGCCGGGGGTCGATCCGTACCGGGAGAACGGGGAGCGGCGCTTCGCTTCCGCGTTCCACTACCGGCGCAGTCAGATCGTGGCGCCGCAGAAGACCGGCAAGGGCCCGTGGTCGGCGACCATCGTCCTGGCCGAAGCCGCGGGTCCGGTCGTGTTCGACGGCTGGGCCCGCGGCGGCGAGCGGTACCGGTGCTCGGATCACGGCTGTGGGTGCGGCTGGTGGTACGAGTACCGGCCGGGCGACCCGATGGGTACGCCCTGGCCTACTCCGCTGCTCCAGCTGATGGCAACGTCGGAGTCGCAGGTCGACAACGTCTACCGGCCGCTTCAGTCGATGGTGAAGAAGGGTCCGCTCGCCGAACTGATGAGGGTGGGCGAGGAGTTCACCCGGGTCGGCGACGACGGCAAGATTGAAACGGTCACATCGTCTGCGCTGTCCCGCCTGGGTAACCCGATCATCTTCGCCATGCAGGATGAGTCTGGCCTGTACACGGCGGCGAACAAGCTGCGGAAGGCGGCTGAGACGCAGCGTCGTGGCGCGGCCGGTATGGGTGGCCGGTCGATGGAGACGACGAACGGGTGGGATCCGTCGGAGAACTCGGTGGCGCAGACGACGCACGAGGCCAAGGCCCGGGACATCTTCAAGTACCACCCCGAGGCGCCCAAGTCGCTGTCGTACAACAGCAAGCGGGACCGCCGGAAGATCCACGCTGTGGTGTATGCGGGCTCGTCGCACGTCGACCTCGACGTCATCGAGGCCGAGGCCGCCGAGATTATGGAGAAGGACCCGGCGCAGGCGGAGCGGTTCTTCGGGAACCGGTGCGTGGCGGGCTCGCAGGCCTGGCTGGATCCGGCGAAGTGGGCGGCGAAGGCGAAGGCGTGCAGGGTGCGGCCGATGACCCGGATCGTGCTGGGCTTCGACGGCTCGGACGTCGACGACTGGACCGCGATCCGCGCGGAGACGATGGACGGCTACCAGTTCACGCCCGTGTACGGGCCGAACGACGAGCCGACCATCTGGAACCCCGCCGACTACGGCGGCCAGGTGCCGGCGGCGGAAGTGCACGCGGCAATGGACCAGCTGATGCGCCGCTACGACGTGGTCAGGCTGTACGCGGATCCGCCGTACTGGAAAACCGAGATCGATGAATGGGTGGATCTGTACGGCGAGGAACGCGTGATCAGCTGGCACACCCGCCGCATCGTCCAGATGCACGCCGCGTGTGAGCGGCTGAAGACGGACGTGGTGAGGAGCAGCAGCGGCGCGGTTGCGTTCTCGCACGACGACTGTCCCATCACCGCCGACCACATCGCCAACACGCGCGCCGCCGCCCGTCCGATGGACCGGTACGTGCTCCGCAAGGCGAGTCCGGCCCAGAAGATCGACGCCACCATCCCGAGCATCCTGGCGCACGAGGCGCTCGGTGACGTGATCGCGGCGGGCCTGGCGGAGCGTGAAGTGTCCTACTACTACGGCAGTTGAGGAGGGCCCGATGGCTACCGAGGCACAGGCCCTCCAGTTGGTCGCGCTGCTGGAGAACGAGCTGATCCGCAGGCGGGGTCCGATCGACCGGCACAACGACTACTACCGGGGCAAGCACCCGCTGAGGTTCGCGTCGGAGGAGTTCGCCAAGTTCCACGGTCAGCGCTACCGCGACTTCTCCGACAACTGGGTGCAGGTGGTCGCCGACTCCCCGGTCGAGCGGCTGACCGTGACGGGGTTCGTCGCCGACGGGGAGATGTCCGCTGACAAAGATCTGTGGAAGGTGTGGCAGGTCAACGGCCTCGACGCCGATTCCCAGCTCGGGTTCCTCGGCGCGGTCACCGGTGGCCGGTGCTTCGTCCTGGTGTGGGGGGACCCGGACGACCCGGACATGCCGTGCGTGACGTTCGAGGACGCATCGCAGTGCATCGTCGTCTACGAGCCCGGCTCGCGCCGGCTGCGCAAGGCGGCGCTGAAGCGGTGGCAGGACGGCAACGCCGACTTCGCCACCCTGTACCTGAAGAACGAGGTGTGGAAGTTCTCCCGCCCGCTTGCCCGGCAGGACAAGTCCCCGCAGATGGCGGACGTCGACGAGGAACTCAAGCGGTGGACGCCGCGCGAGATGGGCGACGAGCCGAACCCGCAGCCCAACCCCATGGGCGTGGTGCCGATGGTGGAGCTCCCGAACAAGCCGATGCTCGTCGAGGAACCGATCAGCGACGTCGCCGGAGTGGTGGCGATGCAGGACGCCATCAACCTGATCTGGGCGCAGCTGTTCACCGCGTCCGACGCGGCGTCCTTCCCGCAGCGCGTCATCATGGGCGCCGAGCGGCCGATGCTCCCGAAGCTCAACAGCGCGGGCGAGATCGTCGGGAAGACGCCCGTCGACCTGGACAAGTTCCAGGTGGACCGGGTCGCGTGGATCACCGGCAAGGACGCACGGATCGCCGAGTGGTCGGCGGCCAACCTGACCATGTACACCGGCATCATCGAGGTCGCCGTAGGCCACCTCGCCGCGCAGACGCGCACCCCGCAGCACTACCTCATCGGGAAAATGGCCAACCTCGCCGAGGGCGCCCTCCTCGCCGCCGAGACCGGCCTCGTGAAGCGGTGCGACGAGAAGACGCTCTGGTACGGACAGGGCCTGCGCGAGGTGGCCCGGCTGATCGCCCTGGCCAAGGGCGAGGACGCGAAGGCTGCGGCGCTGCGCTCGGGCCGCGTGCTGTGGGCGGAGACCGAGTCCCGCTCCCATGCGCAGATGGCGGACGCGCTGCTCAAGCTGAAGCAGCTCGGGTTCCCCTTCGAGTGGCTGGCCCTGCGCTACGGGCTCACGCCGACCGAGGTCGCTGACGTCGTCGCCATGCGGGAACGGGAGATGGAGATGGACCCGGTCTCGGAGATCACCCGGCAGCTGACGCAGACCGCAGGCCCCGCACCGCAGCCGACTCCGGGCCCGGACGATGACGATGAAGACGAGGCCGAGGCGGATACCGGGGCGGCGGCATGAGCCCCTCGCCGGTGGCGGTCGCGCACGCTACGGCCCGCCTGCGTCTGGCCTTGGCCGCCGCCCGGGCCGCACGTCTGGCGTGGCGGCAAGTCGACCGGAGCGCTCCCGGCACGTCGTGGCTGGGTGCTCTCGGACCGGTCATTGCCGCGGTCGCCGGCGCGCAGCTGGCCGCCGCGCAGAGTACGGAGCCATGGCTGGAGCAGCTGCTTGGGCGAGACGACGGGCAGGCCGACTCTGACCGGCTCAACCCGACTGCGCTGGCCGGGGTGACCGGCGACGGCACGCCCCTGGTGCAGGCGTTGCAGGTCCCGGTGTGGACGGCGCTGCGGCTGGTGACCCGCGGGGTGCCGGTGTTGCAGGCGATGGCGCGCGGTCAGGCGCTGCTGGACCTGGTCGTCCGCACCGCCGTGGCGGACGCCGGGCGGGCCGCGGACTCAGTGGGCATGATGGCCCGGCCCGCGGTGACCTCGTACGTGCGGGTGGTGGAGTCCGGCGCCTGCTCGCGGTGCGTGGTCCTGGCGGGCCGTGAGTACAGCGTGAGCACCGGCTTCGCCCGGCATCCTCGCTGCCACTGCGGCATGGAGCCGGTCACGCGTGAGCACCGGCCGAAGCCGACCAGCCCGCAGGCCGCCTACGACGCGATGTCCGACGCGGAGCGCAAGCGGACGTTCGGCGAGGCGGCGGTGAAGGCGATCGATGCCGGGGCCGACATCGGGTTCGTCGTCAACGCGCGGCGCGGCATGGCCACCGCGACCGCATTCGGCCGGATCACCAGCGAGCAGACCCAGCGCGGCACGTTCCGGCGCCGTGAGTTCGAGCGGCTGAAAGCCGAGGGCGCCATCCCCTCGTCCCGCAGCATCCGCGGGTTCCGCCCCGGGGCGGTCCGGCTGATGCCCGAGGAGATCTTCCGGCAGGCCGAGGACCGTGAGCACGCGGTCCGGCTGCTGCGCCGCTACGGCTACATCTTCTGACCCGGCGGGCGCACAGTGCGCCGGCCGTTCAACCCCCGCAATGGGAGCCCTCATGAACCGCAGCACCCTGCCCCGTCATGCCCGCGCGCACGCGCCTGGATGGGCGCACCCCTATCCCGTCGACCCGTTCTCGCCCGTCTTCTACCGCGCTGGTGATGACGACCAGGACAACGAGGACGACGACGCCGACGCCCAGGACGCGGACGACGGCGACCAGGACGGCGACGCGGACGACGGCCAGAACACCGACGACGACGGTGACGGCGACGCGGACGACGGAGCCGACGACCTCGGCGACAAGGGCAAACGCGCGCTCGCCTCCATGAAGGGCAAGTGGAAGAGCGAGCGCGACAAGCGCAAGCAGCTCGAAGACCAACTTGCCCAGCAGGGCAGCGCGGACGAGGCCGAGACGGTGCGCCGCAAGGCGGAGCAGGACGCCCTCGCCAAAGCGAACGCCCGGATCCTGCGGGCCGAGGTGAAGGCCGCCGCCGCGGGCAAGCTCGCGGACCCGGCCGACGCCTTCAAGTTCCTCGACCTCGACCAGTTCGAGGTCGACGACGACGGCAACGTCGACAGCGAAGAGGTCGCCGAGGCGATCGATGAGCTGGTGAAGTCCAAGCCCTACCTGGCAGCCGCAACGGCGAAGAGGTTCCAGGGCGCCGGCGACGGCGGAGCGGCGCGCAAGGCGTCCCGGCCGAAGCAGCTCACCAAGCAGGACCTCAAAACCATGAGCGCTGACCAGATCGTCGCGGCCCAGGATGCGGGCCAGCTCGACGACTACCTCAGCGCCGGCTAACCCCAAGAAGGAGGCCACACCGTGGCTATCACCCGCTTCCGGCCGGAAGTCTGGAGTGCGCGACTGCTGGTCGGCACCCGGACCCGGCTCGTCTACGGCCAGCCCGGCGTCGTCAACCGCGACTACGAAGGCGAGATCGCCGAGTCGGGCGACATCGTGCGGATCACGTCGATCTCCGACCCGACGATCGGCACCTACACCGCGAACTCCACGGTCATCACCCCGGAGGAGCTGACCGACGCGCAGCGCACGCTCCAGGTCGACCAGAGCAAGTACTTCGCCTTCAAGGTCGACGACGTCGACAAGCGGCAGGCAAAGGGCAGTGTGATGCCCGAGGCCATGTCGAGGGCCGCGTACCAGCTGGCGAAGGTCGCCGACTCCTACGTGGCGAACCTGTACACCCAGGCCGCGAGCGCCAATCAGCTCGGCACCGTGTCGGTGACCACCGCGGACCTGGCCTACGCCCAGATCCGGGCGATGAAGCTGCGGATGGATGAGGCGGACATCCCCGAGGAGGGCCGCTACCTCGTCGGTCCGCACTGGTTCTTCTCCCTGCTGCTGGACAGCAACAAGTTCCTGGACGCGTCCGCGTCGGGATCCACCGAGCCGCTGCGCAACGGCTTCGTGGGCCGCACGCTCGGCTTCAACCTGGCGCAGTCCAACCAGGCACCGAACCCCACCGGCGACGACTTCGTGGTCCAGGCCGGGGTGCCGCAGGCGATTTCCTTCGCGGAGCAGATCAACAAGACCGAGGCCTACCGGCCCGAGAACAGCTTCAGCGACGCCATCAAGGGCCTGCACCTGTACGGCGCCAAGGTCATCCGCCCGGACCACATCGTCACCCTCGTCGCCTCCAAGACCTGATCGGAGACCAGAACCCATGGCACGCACCGCTGTCGCGTACAGCAACCTCGTCCCCAACGGCAACATCGCGGACACCGCATTGACCGCCGTTGCAACCAACGCCGGCGTCGGCAACGGCCACGTCCTGCCCGCCGCAGGGCCCAGCGCGAAGGCTCTCCCGGAGCTGACCCTGCTGCGGGTGGTGGCCGGGGCCACCGGCGGCAACGTCACCGTCAAGGCAGGCACCAACCCGCCCGCGCTCGCGGCCGGGCAGGGCGACCTGGTCGTCGCGGTGGCGAACTCCGCCACACAGTGGATCGGGCCCTTCGAGTCCGGCCGGTTCCTGCAGTCCGACGGCTCGATGCTGGTGGACATCGCCACCGGCTTCGTCGCGGGGACCATCACCGCCTTCAAGTTCCCGAGGAACACCTGACATGGCCGAGACGACTGAGACGATCTACGTGCGCGGGGAGGGCGGCGGGATCCACCCCATGGACCTCCCCCTGCACGAGTCGGTCCAGCAGCGTCTGGACAAGGGGCAGTTGGTTCGCGTCAACGCGGACGGCTCCCACTACATGGGCGCACCGCCTCCGGTACAGGAGCCCGCTCCCGTCAAGGGCAGTGGGCTGGTGCCGCGCCCGGGCGCACGCGCGGGCAAGGACGACTGGGTGCTGTGGGCCATGGCCGTGCACGCCCTGCCCGAGGGCGATGCCCAGGCGATGACGAAGGCGCAGCTTCAGGAGCTGCCCGAACAGCCGTCCCCGGACGGGCCGACCGCACCCGGCGACGGCCGCCCGTCCGAGGACGCCTCGAAGGCGGAGTGGGTGGACCACATCGTCAAGCGGGGGCTGCTCACCCGCGAGGACGCCGAGGCGTACACCAAGGACGACCTCATCGACATGGTCAGCTGAGAGGAGGTCGCCGTGGCACTGGATCCGCTGGCAACGGTGGCCGACCTCGAAGCCCTCGGTATGACCGTGGACGCCTCCGAGGTGGCGATCGCCGGGCAGTACCTGGCGGTCGCCTCGGCCGCCGTCCGTGAGGCCGCGGGCTCGCCCATCTCCGAGACCACGTCCACGCTCACCCTCGAAGGCGAGGCGGATCAGCGGCTGCGCCTGCCCGGTCTGCCGGTCACCGCGGTCGCCTCGGTCAAGATCGACGGGGTCGCGGTGACGGACTGGCGGCTGCGTTCCCAGCGGCTGTGGCGCGCGGCCGGCTGGACCGGCTGCGACGGACCGTCCGAGGTCGAGGTCACCCAGACCCACGGCCTTGCCGTAGTACCTGCGGACATCGTGGATCTGGTGTGCCGCATGGTCGCCGGGGCGCTCAAGGCGTACCGGGCGGCGGAGGACGGCAGCGGCCTGGCCGTCGACAAGGTCATCACCTCCGAGCGCATCGGGGACTACGCGGTGACCTTCGCCAACGACGGCCGCATCAGTGAGATGGACCTGCCGCAGTACTGGCGTGAGCGGCTCGAAGCACGCTTCGGCGGCGGCATCGACCTGGTGAGGTCGCGGTGAGCGGCCCGAGCCGGTACTACAACCGGTCGTTGGAGGTATGGCGCAAGCAGGCATCGCCGGACGGGCACGGCGGCCAGGTCTCCGTGCTCGTCCAGCAAGCTCTCCCCGTGCGGGCGAAGGTCGACCAGCCCTCGCCCACCGAGCGCGCTATCGCCGCGTCCACCAACTCCCGCCACTCCCACGACATCTACCTGCTGCCGCGCGCGGACGTCCGCCGCGGCGACGAACTGCGTGGCACCGACGCTCTCGGGCACGGCCAGAAGTTCCGGGTGTTGTCGGTCGTGCAGCCGTCCACGCCCGTCTACTCCAAAGCACTCGTCGAGCTGTTCCAAACCGAAGGGGAGCCCGATGGCTGACCTCACGACCACCAAGATCGCCGTTGCCACCGGCACCGTCGACCTCGCCGCCGCGGCGACAGCCGCAGCCGTCGGCGGCGACACCGCGCTCGTCGGCCCGAACCGCTTCCTGTACGTCAACAACGGTTCGGGTGGCTCCATCACCGTCACCGTCGCCACCCCGGGCACCGTGTCCGGCCTGGCGATCGCCGACCCGGCCTACGCCATCGCCGCGGGCAAGATGGGGATCATCCCCCTGACCAACGTGTTCCGCGGCGCGACCGGCCGCGCGGCGATCACCTACAGCGCCGTCACGACCGTCACCGTCCGCCCGTTCGAGCTGGGCACCTGATGCCCGAGCGGGAGTGGCCGCTGCCCACGTGTGAGCCGCAGGAGTGCCGTTCGCGGGCCGAGGAACTGCTCGGGCTGGGCGAGGTGGACGTCGACGTGCCGCGCGCCATCGCGTGGGGCCTGCTCGCCATCGCGGGCGAACTGCACGAAATCAGCAAGCAGCAGCGCAGGAGAAGGTGACCGCTCATGGCGCGCACAGGACGCTCACCCGTCAGGATCACCGGCCTGGACCGGCTGCGCAAGCGCCTGGCGGACCTGCCCGACGAGGTCGAAGCCGCGCTCGTCAAGGCCGTGAAGGAATCGGCCGAAGCCGTACGCGACGAGGTCAGGCGCACCGCGCCGGTCGCCACCGGCAACCTGCGTGAAAGCGTGGACATCCGCTACAGAGAGGGCGGCCTGGTCGCCGACGTCGGCTGGTTCGACCAGGCGGACTCGTACGCCACCTACGTCGAGTACGGCACGCGCGGCCGGCCCGCGCAGCCGTCGCTGCGCCCGGCCTTCGAGGCTGAGCGCCGCCGCTATCCCACGCGCCTGAGCGACGAGGTGCGGAAGGCGCTGCGATGACCGTCCCGGTTCCGGGCCTGGCCGCGCTGACCACCCGCGACGCCGTGTCGGCCGCGCTGAGCGCCGACAGCACGCTGATGAGCCTGGTGACCGGTGTCCTGGACTGGGTTCCCGAGGATCAGCCCTACCCGTACATCCACCTCGGCGAAAGCTTCGAGACGCCTGCCGACGCGCACGACCGGTACGGCTCGGAGGTGTTGCAGACCCTGCACATCTGGTCGCGCTACGAGGGCTTCGCGCAGGGGCTGACGATCGCGACCCGGATCCGGCAGGCCCTGGACCACGCCCCGCTCTCGATCGTCGGGTGCCGGTGGACGTGGACGCGGTTCGTGTCCCTGCAGACCCTCGTGGACCCCGAACCCCCCGGGGACCTGCGCCACCTGCCGATCACGTTCCGCATCGGCAGCGAGCAACTCCCCTCATGACCCTTCCCGGCCCCGGGCCGGACACCAGCAAGGAGGACGACCATGGCCGGTCTTGACGCATTCGGCACGCAGTTCAAGAGGGACTCGACAGGCTCCGGCTCGTTCGTGGCCATCGCCAACGTCCCGAACATCTCCGGGCCGTCGAGGTCGCGTGAGGCCATCGAGGTCACCGCCCACGACTCCCCGGACCAGTACCGGGAGTTCGTCAAGGGCCTCAAGGACGGCGGGGAAGTCGAGATCACCATGAACTACGACCCCGGTGCGACGACCCACCAGGCACTCGACGACGACTTCGAGGAACCCGGCCTGCGCGACTACCAGGTCGTCGTCCTGCCCGGCGAGACGGACGAGCACACGTGGGAGTTCTCCGCACTGATCACCGACCTCGGGGACGAGTTCCCCCACGACGACAAGATGGAACGCACCGTCACCTTCAAGATCTCCGGCAAGCCGACGCTCACCGCGACCGGCGCCTGACGAGAACAGGGAAGAGCACATGGCACTGCTGACGAAGGCCCAGATCAACTCCGCGGTGGACCGCAAGTGGGAGGACGTGCCCGTGCCCGAGTGGGGCGACGGTGCGCAGGTCCGACTCATGGAGCTGTCCGCCGCCGACCGCGGCTACATCGAGGCCGGCAGCGTCATCGCCAACGGGCAGAGCCCGTCGCTGAAGGTCGAGTCGCTCAAGACGTACCGCGAGAAGCTCGTCGGCATGTCGATGGTCGACGAGAACTTCGAGCGGCTCTACTCCCACAAGGAGATCGCCGCCGGCGAGCTCGGCACGAAGTCCGGCGCGGTCATCGAGCGGCTGGCGGCCAAGGTCCAGGAACTCTCGCGGATGGGCCGGTTCGCCGTGAAGGAAGCCGAGGGAAACTCCGACGCCGCCCCGAGCGGCTCTTCCGTTTCCGGCTAGCGGAACACCTCGGGATGACGGTGGCCGACCTCGACTCCCGACTGGGTTCGGCCGAGCTGACCGAGTGGATGGCGTTCGAGAAACTCACCGGCCCGCTCGGCAGGCGCAGGCACGACATCCAGGCAGCCACCATCGCGGCCACCGTCGCCAACGCCAACCGGGGCAAGGGCGCCAAGAGACTGAAGGTGACGGACTTCCTGCTGCCCTACGGGACGGAACGCAAGAGCCCGCAGGACATGCTCGCGGCGATCCGCGGCATCAACAAGTCGATGGGAGGTGCAGAGCGTGTCCCAGACGGACGAGGTGAAGATTGAAATCGCCGCGGACATGGGCAACACGTCCGCAACGATCGACGACGCGGCCAGCGGCCTCGACAAGCTGGACGACGCGGCCACGTCCGCCAGTGACGGCCTCGGCCAGGCGGACGGCGAGGCCGGCGGTCTCGCCGGCAGCATGGACAAGGTCGGCGCCGGAGCGCTCGGCGCCGCGGGCGCATTCGCCAGCATGGGCGACATCGTCGACGGCGCCGTCGACCTGTGGAACACGGGCGAGCAGCGGGCCGACGACCTCGCCCGCGCACAGAACGACGTCGCCCAGGCCGCGCTCGACGTCAAGCAGGCCAACGTGGACATGCGGCAGTCGCAGATCGACGCCAACCAGGCCCAGGTCGACGGCGTGCAGTCGGGCATCGACCTCCGGCAGGCCCTCCTCGACCAGAAGACGGCGCAGAACGACTACAACGACGCGGTCAAGGAGTTCGGGCCCAACTCCCTTGAAGCGCAGCAGGCGCAGATCGACCTGAGCCAGGCGGACGCGGATGCCAAGCAGGCCAAATTGGACGGGAAGCAGGCGACCGAGGACTACAGCCAGGCCCAGCTCGACGGCAAGCAGGCCACGATCGACGCCAGCAACGCACAGCTGGACCTCAACGAGGCTCAGCGCGCCCAGGTCGGCGCGGGCGTCATGGGCAGCTGGATCGGTGTCGTCTCGCAGGTCGGCACCGCAGTGTTCGGACTGATCGGCACCTTCGCCCTGTTCGGGGCCGAGACCCTCGCCACGGCGGCGACCGCGGTCGCCTCGGCTGTCACCACGGCGGCGGCCTGGGTGGGCAGCTGGATCGCGATGGCCGCGTCCGCGACGCTGAGCGCGATCACGATGGCGGCCGCATGGCTGATCTCCATCTGGCCGATCGCCCTGATCGTCGCGGCCGTCATCGGTCTGGCGGCCCTGATCATCGCCAACTGGGACACGATCAAGGCGTGGACCATCAAGATCTTCAACGCGGTCTGGAACTGGCTCAAGGGCCTGTGGGACGACATCGTCGTCCTGTTCACCTGGGCTGTCGCCATCGTGAAAGCGATCTTCCTGAACTTCACCCCGCTGGGGATCATCATCAAGAACTGGGGTCCGATCACCGGCTGGATCTCCACCCAGTGGAGCAGCATCGGAGCGACGATCTCCAGCTGGGTCGGCAGGATCAAGGGCTTCTTCGGCGGCATGTGGGACGGCGTCGTCAGCGGCCTGAGGACGGCCCTGAACGGCATCATCGGCCTCCTCAACGGCGGCATCTCCGCCGTCAACACCATGATCGGCGGAGCCAACAAGCTGCCCGGTGTGAGCATCGGCTACATCCCGCACATCCCCTTCCTCGCCGAGGGCGGCGTCACGACCGGCCCGACCCTGGCGATGATCGGTGAAGGCAGTGAGCAGGAAACGGTGCTCCCGCTGAGCAAGCTCCAGGGCCTGCTGAACACGACCGGCGGCAACACCCAGCGCGTCGTCCTCGCCTTCGAGGGCGCCGACGAGGCCTTCGTGACGTTCCTTCAGGAGATCACCCACCGCAAGGGCGGCGGCTCGATCTCCAAACTCGCAGGAGAGGGGTAGGCATGGCGCAGTGGCCGCTGCAGCGCATCGGGGAAGTACTCATCGACGGCGCCTGGGCGCCCGTGCCCATGCGCGCGGACACCTCCATCGTCATCACCCGGGGCATCGGCGCCGAGGCCACCGTGGCGCAGCCCGCCGGCACGTCGGTACGGATCATCGACCCGGACGCCACCTACAGTCCGCGCAACGCCGAGTCCGGCCTGTACGGGAAGTTCGGCCGCAACACCCAGTTCCGCTTCCGCGTCGGCGACGCCCCCGCCCAGGGCGCAGCGCTGCTCAGCGACACCTTCACCAGGACCGTCGCGAACGGCTGGGGCACCTCCACCTCGGGCGCCACCTGGTCCATCTACGACCCGCTGGGAACGTCTCCTCCGGCGTCCGAGTACTCCGTTTCCAGCGGCGCCGGAAAGGTCACCTCGTCCACCCTGAACGCGTCCCGGTACATCGCCACCAGCGGCCTGAGCCTCAGCGACTACGAGGCCACCTTCACCGTCAACGCCAACCAGACCGCCGAGGACAACAACACCGACGAGCGGCTCTTCTTCGCCGCCGTCCTGCGCATCAACCGCACGAACCACCAGTACTACATGGCCCTCATCTCGCTGCGCCCGCGGACCGGCGTGTACGGCATCGGCGGCCTCTCCGTCGACGCCCAGTTCTCCAAGGTCAACCTGCTGACGGGCAACAACAGCACGCTCACCCCGCAGCGCACCGTGCCCGGCCTGGGCTACTCCGTCACGTCGAAGCTCCAGGTCCGGGTGCGCTGCAACGGCCCCGAACTGGCCCTGCGTGTGTGGGCCGACGGGGACCCGGAGCCGGACAACTGGCACGCCCAGGCCTACGACGACGAGTTCACGTCGGGCGAGTTCGGGTTCCGCGCGTCCTGCACCGCCGACGACACCACGGTCCCCATCACCTACTCGTTCGACGACCTCACGGTCCTCCCCCTCGTCCCCGATGACGGTGCGGTCCGGCTCGTCGCCGAGCTGTCCGCCCTCGACCCCTACGAGGACGAGTCGGGCGCCGACGCCTACGTCGACGTTGATGCCGCCGGCGTCCTGCGCCGCTACGACGGGCAGCAGAAGACGGCCGCCTCCGCCCTGCGCAACCATGTGGCGGGCTACCGGCCCGTCGCCTACTGGCCGTTCGAGGAAGGGGCGCAGGGCAGCTCCTCGGTGGTGCAGGCCGCCGACACCTCACCGGCCGGCCCGCTCACCGTGTCCAAGGTCGACTTCGCCCGCGACGACACGCTCGCCGGGAGCGACCCCCTGCCGAACCTCCAGGCGGGCGCCACCATCAGATCCACCGGCATCCCCGGTTTCAGCACGGGCCGGTGGGCCGTCTACTTCATGCTGAAGTTCACCACCCAGGGCTTCCCCACGGACGCCACCGAGCACCAGATCCTGTCCTTCTCCACAGCCAACGTCACGCTCACCGCCTACGCGCTCCTCAGCGGGGGCGCCGCCAGGATCGTGCTGCGCGGTGTGGACTCGAGCGGAACGGCTGTCGCCGGGGCCGCCGCCATCCTCCAGACCGACCTGACGGCCGCCGGGAACCTGGGCTTCCTCGACCGCTGGCAGCAGTTCAAGATCTACGGCCAGGAGTCCGGCGGCAGCACCACGTACACCATCGCCGCACTCGACCCCGACAACACGGGCGTCACCTCCAGCCTCACAGCCGCCGCACACACCGCCGACCGGGTCCGCACCATCGCCACCACCGTCGGCAGCGGAGCCGCAGGAGTAGGCCTCGGACACCTGAGCATCTGGGGCGTGGCCTTCACCGACGCCTACAACTCCAGCCTCAACAACACCGTCGTCTCCTACGAGGTGGGCGCTCCCGGCCTCACGACGAAGGACTGGCTGTCCTCCCTGAGTACGGACTTCGGCCAGGCCCTGGAGATCGAGGGCCCGGCCGAGACCCGCCTCGGCCCGTACTACTCGGCCCCCTTCATCTCCCTCGCCCAGGCCGCGGCGCGTACGGACTTCGGCCTGATGACGGAGCTGAGGAACCGGCTGGGCCTGCGCTACGTGTCCCGCCAGGCCCTCTACGACCTGCCCGTCGACCTCGTCCTCGACTACTCCAGCGGCCAGGTCTTCTCGCCCTTCCGCCCGAAGGACGACGACAAGGGCCTCATCAACCGGATCACCGTCAAACGCAGGGAAGGCTCCGAGGCCTCGGCGGAGGTGAGCGAGGGGCCGCTGTCCGTCCAGCCGCCGCCGGACGGCATCAACGTCAACGACGACAGCGTCGACACCATCGTCCACTCCGACGACCAACTGCCCTCGCAGGCCGGATGGCGGCTGCACGTCGCCGCGTGGGACGCGATGCGGGTGGCCAGCCTCACCCTGAAGATGGCCAACCCCCGCATGCGGCCCCTCCTCGGCACCGTCCTCGGGCTGAAGGAAGGCTCACGCATCCAGGTCATCAACACGCCCAAGCGCTACGGGCCCGACGGGTTCGACCTGCTGGTCCGAGGCAGCAAGGAAACCCACGCCGAGGGCATCTTCGACATCACCTTCAACTGCTCCCCGTACCGGCCGTACGTCACCGGCCTGGCCGTCCAGGAAGGCTCCGCGGTGTCTCCCACCGACCCGCGCGCGGACACCTCCGGCGCGGCCCTGGCCGAGGATCTCGACGCCACGGAAACCGGCGTCGACGTACTGACCGCGGACAGCCGAAAGTGGATCACCACCGCCACCTACCCCGGCGACTTCCCCTTCACCATCCGGGTGGGAGGCGAGGTCATGCGCGTGACTGCGGTGACCGGCGCGACCTCGTCCCAGACGTTCACCGTGGAACGCTCGGTCAACGGGGTGGTCAAGACCCACGCATCCGGGGCTCCGATCGAGCTTGCCGACCCCACGTACGTAGCCCTGTAGGAGGAGCGGATGGCTGTCTACCCGTCCATCCCGGCGGGGCGTCGACTCACCGACGCCCTGCTGGAATCGATGCTGCCGATCTTCGCCGTCAAAGCGGTCACCGAGCCCCTTGCCAGCAGCATCGCCATGCAGAACGACAACGAGCTCCTGGCCGCCGTTGCCGCGAACGCGACCTACGACGTCACCCTCAAGCTGCTGTACGACGCGGCGACCGCCGCGGACATCACGATCGGCTGGGCCTACCCGGCTGGCGCCACGATGAACTGGGCCGCGATCGGCGCCCAGGTCAACGTGACGTCCTCGGGCACGGTTCCCGACATGAGCCTGCAGACACGGCTCATCACCGAGGTACAGGACCTCGGAGGCGGCCCTTCGGCCGGCACCGTCGCCTGGGTGACCGGCACTCTCCTCACCGCGGGCACAGCCGGAACCCTCAACTTCCAGTGGGCGCAGAGAGCGACCAGCGTCACCGCGACCAACGTACGTGCCGGATCGTCCCTGTGGCTTCGCCGCACCGCGTAAGGAGCACCCACATGCCCAAGGTCGTCCAGCCCTACTACAGCATCCAGTACGACGGCACGAACGGCGCCCACATCGCCGGTACGTGGTGTACCGGCATCACTCTCGTATCCGACACGGGAACGGTCCTGACGTACGTCATGTACGACGGAAACCGGTCGATGAACCTGGGGGAATGGATGGTCGTCTGGGGGGCTGAGTCCAACGACCCGATGATCTTCACGGAAGCCGACTACGCGGCCAGGTACTACGAGTTGCCGTAGCCCTCACGCGCCACCCACCCCGCAGCCCCGCGCCACCAGGCCGGGGCGTTTCTCATGCCCGGAAGGAGGCCTCATGGCTTGGTATCCCGGCGCGACCCGGATGGAGCTCCAGCCGGAGTCGGATGACCAGCCCGCGATCAGGCCGACGCAGTTCATCGTGCACTCGATCATCGCCCCGTGGTCGGCCCGCCGTACGTACGAGTACTGGCGTGACAGCACGAACCTGGAGTCGCACTTCGGTGTCGACTACGAGGGCACCGTCGGCCAGTACATCGGTACGCAGACGCGGGCCGACGCCAACGCGGGCGCGAACCGGCGGGCGGACGGGACCGGGGCCGTGTCGGCGGAGACCGCGTCGAACCTCGAAGGCTCCGACCCGTGGAACGACAAGCAGATCGAGGACCTGATCGCGATCGGCGCGTGGCTCCACCAGGAGCACGGCATCCCGCTGCGGATCTGCCGCACCCACGACGACCCCGGGTTCGGCTACCACCGCCTGTTCCCGCAGTGGTCGACGTCCGGCACGACGTGCCCCGGCACCGCCCGCATCAAGCAGTTTCGTGAGGTCGTGTTCCCGGGCATCGTCGCCCGCGCGGCCGGCACCACCACCGAGGAGGACGACGTGCCGCTGACCGACGCCGAGAAGAAGGACATCGCAGCCGCAGTGTGGGCGTACCCGCTGAACAGCCCGACCGCGCCCGCCGGTACGGACGCCGCCCGAACCGCCGGCACGTTCCTGCGGTACACGGACGCCAAGCACGCCGCGGCCACCGCACAGATCGGCGCCCTGCAAGGCGCGGTCACCGCGCTCACGGCCGCCGTCGGCAGCTCGGGCGGCATCACCGCCGAGCAGGTCCAGGCCGCAGCCACGGCGGGCGCAGAGGCCGCCCTCGACCGGCTCGGCGACGCACTCACCAAGGAGTCCTGACCGATGAAGATCTCCAGCATCGCCAAGAGCATCGTTGCCGGTGTCGCGGCCGGCGCCACTGCGGCGGTCACCGCCGTGCAGGATGGCGCCCTGTCCACCGGTGAGGGCGTCACGATCGTGCTCGCTGTCCTCGGCGCGTGGGGCATCACCTACGCCGTACCCAACCGGCAGACGAGCCAGGGCGGCCGATGACGACCCCCGAGCCGGCGGGCGTCTACATCTCGTCGGCTCAGATGTACCAGGAGTTGAGATCCCTGTCCGATGGCGTGACCCGGGTGGAGACCAAGCTCGACGGCATCGGCCAGGGCCTCAACGATCTCGGCAAGGACGTCTCCGACCACGAGACCCGCATCCGTACCCTGGAACGGGCTCGGTGGCCGCTGCCCACGGTCGGTGTCCTCGCCGGTCTGGCGGGCGCCGCGACGGGCGCCGTCTCCCTCTTCGCACGCTGACGCGGCCCCGCTCTCCTCGGAGGGCGGGGCCGCTTTCGTGCGTCCAGGG